GGTCAGACGCCGGTCGGCAAGTACATGAACGACCAGATCGAAGGCGGACCAAGGCGCAACAAGCGCTTCGAGCTGGCCCTGCGCCGCGTCGGCGTCTTGCCTGCTGGTTGGTTTGCAGTACCGGGCGAGCGCGCCAAGCTGGATGCGTCTGGCAACCAGTCCGCTGGTGAGATCCGGCAGATCCTGTCCTGGTTTGATGCAGCCGAGCTGGTGGCCGGCTCGACGCAGAACATGCGGGCTGCAGGTCGAGCCAAGCGGGCGCAAGGGACCAAAAGGAAGGCAGGATGGCAGTACCACGTGATCCGGCCCGGCCAAGTGCTCAAGCGCAGCTGGGCCCGAAACACCAGCGCCGCCGGACCCAGCCGCAGCCGTGGCTCAAAGAAGATGCAGCCCGGCATTTATCGGCAGACCCGCCACGCGCTGGGCAACCAGGTCGAGCCCATCATGATCTTCGTGAAGTCGGCCAGCTACAAGCCGCGCTGGGACTTCTACGGCGACGCCAGGCGAGAGGTCGACCGCATTTACCCCGAGCAGATCAAGCGCGCGATCCGCGAGGCGACGGCTGCTCTGGCCTCTCGAGCAGGGGGCAAGCCATGAGGGCCACCCCCTGTCACGGGTCCTCCCGGAGGGGGGTCGGCGCGGGTAATTCGAACCGCGTGGTCGCGCTAGTGCATGCCGATTTAAAAGGGTGAACGGTGAATGGTGAACAGTGAATGGTGAACGTAATCAGTCAGGCGGCCCTGGGCCGAGCGCTCGGCTTGTCGCCCGCCGCCATCACCAAGCTCAAGGGGCAGGGGATGCCGGTCGACTCGGTCGAGGCCGCCCAGGCCTGGCGTGAGGCGCGTCAGAACGTCGCCGCCCGCAAGCCGGTACCGGCCAGCCCAGCCTCGTTGGAGCCGCTGGTTTCCGTGCCGCGCGCGTTCCCGTCCTTGCGCCGATCCGACCCGGGCGCGCCGGCGCCAGACCGCCCTGGCCTGGCTGACGAATCGGGCGAAGACCGGGATGCCGCCAGGACTCGCCGCGAGATCAGCGAGGCCAACATCGCCGAAATGACCGAGGCCCGCCTGGCCCACGAGTTGATTCGTGTCGCCGTCGTGCAGGCGCAGCTGGGCACCGACTACGCCACTTTGCGCGAGGCCATGCTGCAGATTCCGGCGCGCCTGGCCCCCAAGCTGGCGGCTGAATCTGACCCGGCTGCCATCCAGGCGGCATTGCACGCCGAGATCCATCAGGCCTTGCAGGAGATTTCCGGCGTCGCCGACAAGTTGCCGCGCCTGGAAGGGGCCTTCGATTGACCGCCCGCGACCTCCCCGATGACGTGCAGCGCGCCTGCGATCTGATCGCGCAGGCCAAGCGCCAGTTCCTGGCGCCGCCTCCGCGCGTCGATACGGCTGAATGGGCCGGCCGCTACCGCCACATTGCCAAGGGCCCCGAACGTGGACTCTGGCGCAACGAGCGCACGCCCTACCTGGTCGAGCCGATGCGCTGCGCGAGCTCGCACACGCTGTACGAACGGGTGGTGTTGTGGTTTGCCACTCAGCTGGGCAAATCCGAAGTGCTCTACAACTCGGTCATGCAGCGGATCCACACCGATCCGCAGGACATGATGATGGTCCAGCCGACGTTGCAGGATGCGCAGGACCACAGCGCCCAGCGCTTCCTGCCGACCATCATGCAGACGCCCGCCATGCACGGCAAGGTGGCGGTGCGCAAGAGCCGCGACGAGTCCACCAGTTGGCGGTCGCGATCGATCCAGGGCGGATTCACGGTCTTCTTTGCGGGCGCCAACTCGGCGGCCTCGCTGGCGTCCAAGCCGCTCGGCTTCGCGGTGGCCGACGAGGTCGACAAGTGGCCGGCCGACGTGGACAACGAAGGTCCGCCCCTGGGCCTGCTCGAAGAGCGGATGAGCAACTTCAGTCGCCGCAAGCTGATCATCGCCTCGACTTGCAACATCAAGGGTCAGAGCATCATCGAGAGCGAGTACTTGCAGAGCGACCAGCGCAAGTATCACGTGCCGTGCCCGCACTGCGGCGAGCGCCAGATTCTGGAGTGGGGCGCGAAGGAAGAGTACGGCATCAAGTGGCTCAAGACCGAGACCGGCAAGGCCCGGCCCGAGACGGCCGTCTACATCTGCCGGCACTGTGGCTGCGCCATCGATGAGCACCACAAGGACGGCATGCTGCGCGACGGCATCTGGATTCCTGATGTCCCTGGTGCTGGCCTGGGCAAGCGCGCCGGCTTCTGGCTGTCCAAGCTCTACAGCCCGCTGGGCTGGAAGGGATGGCCGGCGCTGGTCGAGGAGTGGGAGACTGCCCAGGAGAAGCAGCGCACCGGCGACAGCGCCCCGCTCAAGAAGTTCCTGAACTCCAGCCTGGCCGAGACCTGGGAAGAGAAGGGCACCGGCGCCGACAGCAAGGTGCTGGCCGCCCGTGCCGAGGAATACCCGTTGGGCATCGTGCCGCGTGGCGGCCTGATGCTGACGATGGGCGTCGACACACAGCCTGACCGGCTGGAGGCCCGGGTCTGGGCTTTCGGGCGCGGCGAGGAGTCCTGGTTGGTGGCGCGGCACATCCTCTACGGCGACCCCAACCTGGACGAGAACACCGAGGGCAGCCCCTGGACGCGCCTGACCGAGATCCGGCGCACGCCGCTGCAGCACGCCAGCGGTGCGCAGATGCTGATCGAGGCCACCTGCGTCGACACCGGCGGCCACAACACCCACGCGGTCTACGCCTATTGCCGCGCTCACGCCCATGCGCATGTGCTGGCCATCAAGGGCGCCAGCAAGGCCAACGGGCCCGTCATCGGTCGCCCGAGTCTGGTTGATGTGAACTGGCGTGGCGCCTCGGTCAAGCACGGCGTCAAGCTGTGGCCGATCGGCACCGACACAGCCAAGCACCTGCTGTACGGGCGCATGCGCATCACCAAGGCGGGGCCTGGTTACATCCACGTGCCGAAGGTGCTGGTGGAAACTGATGAGTTCGAGCAGATGACTGCTGCACGCTTGAAGCCTGTGGTGGTGCAGGGTAAGCCTTCCATGCGTTGGATTACTCCGCAAGGCCACCGTGAGGAGGGTGGTGACTGCATGGTCTATGCCTACGCTGCCGCATGCCACCTGGGAATCCAGACCTATCGTGAGCCGGGCTGGGATCGTCGTGCGCAGAGGTATCAGCCCGAGGTCGACCTGTTTTCTCAGCCTCCTGCAACCACAGTCAACCAGGCATCAATCAGCGATGCCACTCGCAAACCAGCCGCGCAGCCCACTGAGAAATCTCGAAATAACAGCCCCCGCAACGATGAAGGATGGAGCTTTGATCGCCGTGATTGACGTGACAGACGAGAGCGCCACGCTGCGCCATGATGTGACCTGCATCCTGATCGAGTGCCACCGCGACAGCGGCATGCATGGCATTTTTCACCCGCTGGCGACCAGTGAGCAGGTAGAGCGCCTGGCCGAGATGATGGCGTTTCGGCTAGCCCACATGATCGGTGGTCGCTACATTCCCAAGCGTGATGAGCGCGCCGCGCGTGACCAGGCTGTATGGAAACGATTCAACGGCCGCAACCATGCCGAGGTGATGCGCGAATTCAGCATCAGCCGCCGGCTGCTGTACTCGATCCTAGCGCGGCGTCGGTCGGCTGCGGGTTGATCATCACACTGCGCGCCGTACCGCGTCGGCGAAATCTCTGCCATCGCGCCCGGCGCAATACTTGCTCCACTGCTTGGCCGACAGGCTGACAACCCGGCCCATTGCAGAAGCGCGCGATGTCACGATGCCGCCGAATCCGTTGGTTCCCCGGTACACCAGGCATACGGCGTCATCATCCATGACGATGGCCGACACCAGGTCGAATGACGCTGGGTTGTGCATGTTCTCCTTGACAGTGCTGGCCGCCACGATCACGCGGCTTACCTGCTCGCGGTACTTGCGCTCGGATTCCTCGCGCACGAGCTTCGCCGCCTGCTCGGCTTCGGCAGCCTTTGCCTGTTCGGCAAGCTGCTCCGGCGTCGGAGGTGTCGGCGGTGGCGTGGTGTAGCGCTGGTAGCTCGACACTGCGTTGAATCCGACGACGGCAAGCAGCAGCAGCGCCCACCAGCGTCTGTAGATTGGCTTGCTCTGCCCCGGTGCCTGGCGTTGCGCCCTTGATCGCGCTAGCCCTGATGCAGCGCCCTTGATTCCGCCCAGTAGTCCCATTGCGGTTCCTTTTTTAAATTGCTTTCTGCATAGCATCTTAACTGGCCACCCTGTTTCATGGCTTGGCGGTGAAGGTCGGCAGGTAGTGCAGGATTTTTGAGATTCTGCACAGACCGGCAGGTAGCCTCGCTCGCATGGCTTTCACTCAACAAGACCTCGCCGCAATCGACGCGGCCATCGCCTCGGGCGAACTCAGCATCCGGGCCGCCGATGGCAAGCAAGTCACGCTGCGCACCATGGACGAGCTGCTCAAGGCACGTACCGCCATCCAGATCGAAATGGCGTCGACTGCCGCACCGCGCCCACGCGCCTACCCGCGCCACCAGCTGGCCGATTTCTCGGACTGATCCATGACCGACCTCAAGCTGACGCTGTCCGATCGCCTTGTGGCCTGGGTCAACCCGGTCGCCGCCGTCAAGCGCGTGCATGCGCGTACGGTGCTGTCGTACTACGAGGCCGCCAAGTCCGACCGCACCCGCAAGGGTCGCCGCTCGGTCGGTACCGCCAACCACGAGGTTGCGCATGCCGGGGCCTCGCTGCGTCAGACTGCGCGTCACCTGGAGCAGAACTACGACCTGGCGCTTGGTGTGCTCAACACGCTGGTGGCCAACGTGGTCGGCCCTAATGGGGTCGGCATCGAGCCGCAGCCGCGCCGCTCCGACGGCAGCATCGATGACGCTCTGGCGCGCCAGATCCTGGAGCTGTGGAAGGATTGGTGCACCGCGCCCGAGGTGACCAAGCAGCACGACTGGGCCAGTGCGCAGCGCTTGCTGTGCCGCAGCTTTTTCCGGGATGGTGAGGTGTTCGCGCAAACCCTGGCCGGATCGACGCCGGGGCTGAGTCATGGCACGCGGGTGCCGTTTTCGATCGAGATGATCGAGGCTGACCTGGTGCCGATGGAACTTAACGCTCAGGCGCCGACGACGGTGGTGCAGGGCATCGAGGTCAACGCCTGGGGCATGCCGACGGGCTATCACGTGCTCAAGGTCAGCCCGCTCGACGGCAACACCACGTCGATGATGATCAGCAGTCAGACCAAGCGCGTCGGCGCGGACCGCATGCTTCACCTGAAGAATGTGCACCGCATCCGCCAGATGCGCGGCGTGAGCGTGTTCGCCAGCGTGCTGAACCGCTTTGATGACCTCAAGGACTACGAGGAAAGCGAGCGCATCGCCGCCAAGATCGCCGCCAGCATGGCCGCCTTCATCAAGAAGGGCCAGCCCGACCTGTACGAGCCGGACGCCGACGCCGAGCAGCGGCACCTGAAATTTCGCCCCGGCATGATCTTCGACGACCTGCGCCCTGGCGAGGAAATCGGCACCATCGACACCAACCGCCCGAACCCGAACCTCGAGACTTACCGCAGCGGTCAACTCAAGGCCATCGCGGCCGGCGCCGGACCGACTTTCAGCAGCATCGCGCGCACCTACGACGGCACCTATTCGGCGCAGCGCCAGGAGCTGGTCGAGGGCTATGCCATCTACGCCACGCTGGCCAACGAGTTCATCGGTCGCATCGTGCGCCCGGTGTATGAGCAGTTCATCGCCACCGCGGTGGCCAGTGGTGTGCTGAAGCTGCCCGCCGGCATCAAGCCCGAGACGCTGGACGATGCCGCCTACATGCCGCCCGCCATGCCCTGGATCGACCCGAAAAAGGAGGCCGAAGCCTGGGGCCTGCTGGAGGACCGTTGCTACGTCAGTGGCCCCGAAGTGATCCGCCGCCGTGGCGGCAACCCGATCGACACGCTGGAGCAGCAAAGCCGCTGGACCCGAGAGAAGCAGGCGCAGGGCCTGCCGGCCAATGCGGGCCAGCAGTCAGGCGGTGCACCAGCACCACCAGACCCCGACACCCAGGACTGAACCCGGCCCGCCACGCGCGGGCTTTTTTGCGTCTGTGCAAGTTGTGCAGGATTTTTGAGATTTTGCACAAGCCCCCCGGCAAAGTCCGTTCCATGTCCAAGTGGTACGAAATCAAAGCACAGGCCCAGCAGAGCGACAGCACGACCCGCGCGGCCGAGATCTACGTCTACGGCAACATCGGCGACCGCTGGAACGAGGACGGCGTGATCGCCAGCGAGATGGTGCGCGACATCGCCGCCCTCGAAGCCGACGAGATCACGCTGCGCATCAACAGCTACGGCGGCTCTGTCACTGACGGCCTGGCCATCTACAACGCCCTCAAGCGCCACCCGGCGCCCGTGGCGGTGCATGTGGACGGCGTGGCAATCAGCTGCGCGTCGTACCTGGCCATGGCTGGCGACACCATCACCATGGCGAAGAATGCCCAGATGATGATCCACGCGCCCTGGACCTTCGCCGGCGGCAATGCCACCGATCTGCGCGACCAGGCCGACATCCTTGACCGCTACGCCAAGTCCATGGCGAGCGCCTACGCCGACAAGAGCGGCAAGACCTACGAACAGGCGCTGGCCATCCTGACCGACGGCAAGGACCACTGGTATTCCGCCGAGGAGGCCCTGGCAGAAGGCTTCGCCGACGCTGTCGGCGCCGAAGTGGATGCCGTTGCGTCGCTGGCCGTCGGCAGCTTTGACCTGTCCCGCTTCAAGCCTGCCGCCCCCGTGGCCGCAACAAAACCCGTTTCGCAACCGCCGGCAGCCGCCGGCACCCAAGAGGAAGATCCGATGCCCGGAACCGTGACCCCGGCGGCTCAATCAGCTGCCACCCCTGCTACCCCCTTTGCCCGCACCAAGGAAATGAACGTCCAGGTGCTGGACATGATCAAGCCGTTTGCCCATCTGCCGGCCGTGCAGGCTTTCAAGGACGAGGCACTGGCCGATCCGTCGCTGACGATCGAGCAGATCCAGTCCCGTCTGCTGGTCGAGATCGGCAAGGACAACGCGCCCGCCAATCCGCAGGGCGCGCACCCCAATGCCCAGACCGTGGCCGACGAGGTCGACAAGCAGCGCGGCGCCGCCGTGGCTGCCATGCTGGCCCGCGCCGGCGTGCCGCAGGACGCCAATGCTCGCGCCGCGTTGTCCGCCAACCCGTTCCGTGGTCACAAGCTGCTTGACATCGCCCGCGCTTCGCTGGCCCGCACCGGCCGCAACACCGACGGCATGGACCAGATGCAGATCGTTGCCGCCGCTTTCACCCAGGGCACCAGTGATTTCCCGATCCTGCTGGAAAACACCATGCACAAGGCGCTGCAGGCCGCCTACGCCAATGCCGCGCTGACCTGGCAGCGCTTCTGCGCCACCGGCACTGTGAGCGATTTCCGCAATCACAACCGCTACCGCATCGGCAGCTTTGGCAATTTGGATAGCCTGAACGAGCTGGGCGAGTACGTCAACAAGTCGATCCCGGACGGCGAGAAGGCCTCGATCCAGGCCTCGACCAAGGGCAACATCGTCAACATCAGCCGCGAGGCCATCGTCAATGACGATCTGGGTGCCTTCGTCGGTCTGTCGGCCATGCTGGGCCGCGCCGCCGCGCGCACCATCGAGGCCGACGTTTACGCGCTGCTGGCTCTCAACGGCGGCGCTGGTCCGAACATGGCCGATGGCAATCCCCTGTTCCACGCCAGCCACGGAAACCTGACCACCGCTGCGGCCCTTAGCATGGCCGCCATCGATGCCGACCGCATCGCTATGGCCAGCCAGAAGGATGTCGGCGGCAACGACTTCCTTGACCTGCGCCCGTCCACCCTGCTGGTGCCGATTGGCCTGGGCGGCACGGCCCGCACGATCAACGAGGCGCTGTACGACCCCGACACCGCCAACAAGCTGCAGCGCCCGAACATGGTCAACGGCCTGTTCCGCGACATCGTGGACACCCCGCGCCTGTCCGGCACCCGCCGCTACCTGTTTGCCGATGCCATGGAGGCCCCGGTGCTGGAAGTCGCCTTCCTGGACGGCAACCAGACCCCTTACCTGGAAGTGCAGAACGGCTTCGACGTCGACGGCGCCCGCTACAAGGTGCGCCTGTCCTATGGCGTCGGCGCAGTCGACTTCCGTGGCGCGGTGATGAACGCCGGCGCCTGATGAACCTAGGGCCGGCGCCGCCGGCCTCGCCTGACACAAGGAACCCACCATGGCACGCAATTACAAGCAAGAGGGCGATACCCTCATCCTGACCCCCGCCGCCGCTGTCGCCGCCGGTGAGGGCTACCTGTTCGGCGCTGCGCTGTTTGGCGTGGCCCTGGCACCCTTGGCTGCCAACGCGGCCGGCCCGTTCGGCACCGAAGGCGTCTGGGAGCTGGCCAAGACATCGGCGCTCGCCATCTCGATCGGCGACCGCCTGTTCTGGGATGCCAACAACAAGTGCGTCAACAAGACAACGGCCGGCCAGGTCTGCATTGGCATCGCCGTGTCGGCAGCTGCCAACCCAAGCGCGACCGTGCTGGTCAAACTGGAATCGTCGACCGCTGTCGGCGCCTGATCGGTTTCTTGGCTATGAGCCCGTTGACCCTGTTCGCCAAACTGGAAAAGCGCCTGAACGCTTCGGTGTTCAAGTGGCTGTCCAACGCCACGGCTACCTTTGCTGGCGGCGAGCAGGTCGCGGGCATCTTCGACGAGCCCTACGCGCGCGGCGACGTCGGCATGCTGAGCATGGCGGATGCGCGCCCGACCTTCTCACTGCCGACAGCCGATATTCCGGCACCGGTGCTCAACTGGTTCTCGGCCTTCATTGGCGGCGCCTCGGCGTTGCCTGATGCCGAGCCCGGCGCCGTCGATCTGCGCCTGGTCGTGCGCGGTAGGTCCTATCAGGTTGCCGAGCACCAGCCCGACGGTACTGGCATGAGCGTGCTGATCCTGTCGCTGGAGGTCGCCGCGTGACCGCATTCAAGTCCGTGCTGCAAGCCGTTGTCGCCGCGCTGTCCGCGCAGCCGCGCATTGCGCATGGCGTCGAGGCTAATCCGCGCCGCATCGTGCCCGAGCAGCTGCCGACCTACGTTGCCGTGCAGCTGGCCCGGTCCGAGCGTGACACCAAGACGCTCGGCATCAGCCGCTGGCGAACCCCGGTCGTGGTCGAGTGCTACGCCAGGGGCGGCAACGTTGACGCCCTGGTCGAGCGCGCCTGGCAGCGCCTGCTGGGGTTGGATTCCAGCCTGAATGCTGCCGGCATCGAGGGTGTCGAGCTACTGGGCATTGACTGGGCCTATGACGAGGGCCGCACCGACACCGAATGCGCCGCGCTGCAGCTGCTGGTCCAGCACCAGACGCTCACCGACTCCCTGCAACCAAGAGCCTGACACCCATGAAATCCAACCAGACCACGCCCGCGCCGGTCGCCGACCTGGACGCCCTTCCGCCCCGTGGCGGCAGCTATATCCGCCAACCCGATGGCTCGCTCGAGCGCGTCGTGACAGTCGGCCAGCAGCCGGCGACCAAAGACCCGATTGACCCCGTGCCGACTTCCGGCGCCAAGGAGTGACCATGCCCCGCTTTACCAAGAAAACCGTCCTGCTGGCCAAGCTCGAGATGAGCTACGGCACCGACGCCGTTCCGACTGACGTCGCCAACGCGATGCAGATCGCCAACGTCAGCTATGACCTGACGTACGACAGCGTCGAGCGCCAGATTCTGCGCCCGCACTTCGGCGCGCAGCAGTCGCTGCACAACACCCGTTTCGGCAAGCTGACCTTCGAGGTCGAGCTCGCGCCGTCCGGAAACGCCGGCACCGCGCCGGCCTGGGGTACGCTGGTGCGCGCCTGCGCCATGGCCGAAACCATCACCGCGACCACTCGGGTCGAGTACAGCCCGGTCACCGATGGACAGGAATCGGCCTCGATGTACTTCTACCTGGACGGCGCCTATCACAAGCTGCTCGGCGCCATGGGCACTTTCGAGCTGTCGATGAACGAGGGCGAGATCCCGATGCTGAAGTTTGAGATCACCGGCATCGACGCCGGCACGCTCGAGGGCGCGCTGCCGGCTGCCACGTTGACGGCCTGGAAGACGCCGCAGCTGGTGTCGTCGGCCAACTCGGCAGGTCTGAAGTTTGGCGGCACCTACGCCGCTGGCGTGCTGACGGGTGGCACCCAGTTCCCGTCGCGTGGCCTGAGCCTCACGCTGGGCAATGACGTCAAGTCCCGCCGCATGCTCAGCGCCCAGTCGGTCGTGATTGTCGAGCGCAAGGCCACCGGCTCCTGCCAGATGGAATTGACCGCCGCGCAGGAAGTCGCGCTCATCAGCGACATCAACGCCCACACGCTCAGCACGATGTCCTTCGAGCACGGAAGCGCCGCCGGCAGCAAGGTGCTGGTGTTTGCGCCGTCGGTGCAGCGCATGTCGCCCAAGCGCACCGACCAGGACGGCATTGCTCAGATGTCGGTCGACCTGACGCTGCTGCCGTCGGCGGCCAATGACGAGCTTCGACTCGTCCTCGCGTAACTGTTTCGGCGCGGCAGCGGGCCGACTGGTCCGTGCGGTTTGCCTGAGCCGCAGCCGCGCCACCTTTCACATCAGGCGTTTTTTCACACATCAGGCAAGCATCATGGCAATTTCCCTCTCTGTCTCCAACACCGTCCAGTTCAAGGTCAAGGGCTCCATCAAGGACGCCACCGGCGTTGACCAGCCTTTCACCTTTGGCTTGACGTGCGACCGCCTGCCCGAGGAGGACATCACCGCCCGCATCAAGGGCTTTGATGGATCCATCTCGGAGTTCGCAACCGAGTTCATGGCTGACGTGATCGACGACTGGTCCGACGTGATCGACGGAGACAAGCAGGCCGTGCCGTTCAGCCGCAATGCCTGGCTGCAGCTTTGCCGCAACGTCCCTGGCCTGTCGCTGGTGACGCTGGCCGCCTACCGCCAGGAGTCGGGCGCCAAGGCAAAAAACTGAGCGAGCTCGCGCGCCTGTGGGCGCGTGGGCAGCTTGACATCAGCACCAGATCCGATGACGAACCATCCGACGACTACGAGCAGGGGCTGGCCGCGCTCGGCATCGATCCGCCGGCTGATGCCTCTGGCGGCGCTTCGGAGTCGGGACCGGATCTGGTCTACCACCTCTGGCCGGAAAACCTGCCTGCCTGGAGCTGCTGGCAAGGCGTCCAGACCCAGTGGCGCAGCGGCATATCAGGCCCGACCGGGCTGGACTACCAGGGCGTGTCGGCCTTCCTCGATCGGCAGGCACTCGACCCCGACGAGGCGCGCGAGGTCTTCGGGCTGCTGCAAGCCTGCGAGCGCGTCACGCTGGAAGTCTGGTTCGAGCAGCGCGCCAAGTCGTCACCCCATCACTGAGCACACCACCGCATGAGCAGCAAGAGCGAAATCGGCATCCGCCTGAGACTGGACGGCGCGCAGCAGGCCGAGGCCGGTCTGAAAAAGTTCTCTGGCGCGGTCAACGGCATGGATTCGGCGCTGGGCGCCGCGCGCCAGTCGCTGCTGTCGCTGGTGCCGGCGCTGGGCGCCGCAACCGCTGTCGCCGGTGTGACGCAGATGATGAGCACGGTGCGCGAGACGGCCAGCGAGATCGAGCGGCTGTCCGTGCTGGCCGGATCCACGCCGCAGGAGTTCCAGCGCTTCGCTGTTGGGGCCAAGTCGGTCAACGTTGACATGGAGAAGTTCGCGTCGATCATGAAGGACACCCAGGACAAGCTGGGCGACTTCATGCAGACCGGCGGCGGCGAGCTCAAGGACTTCTTCGAGAAGATCGCGCCCAAGGTCGGCGTCACGGCCGAGCAGTTCAAGAACCTGAGCGGCCCGCAGGCGCTGCAGTTGTTCTACAGCAGCCTGCAGAAGGCCAACCTTAGTCAGAAGGAGACGGTCTTCTGGATGGAGTCGATCGCCGATGACGCGGCGCTGCTGACCCCATTGCTGGCTAACAACGGCGCCGAGTTCAAGCGACTGGGTGACAAGGCCGAGGCCTCCGGCGCCCAGATGTCAGACTACCTGATCGCGTCGTCCAAGCAGCTGACCGAGCAAGTCGGAGAGCTTGATACCCAGCTCAAGGCCGCAGGTAACACGCTGGCAGAACAGCTGTTTCCAGCGCTGACTGAAGCAGCAAGGGGCTTTGCTGATTTCAGCCGAAACAGCGAGATTGCAGAGATGGCCGGCGTTGGCATCCGTACGGTCTTTGAAACCATCGTTGTAGTTGGTGCCAACGTCGGCAACGTCATCAGGCAGGCAGGCGCTGATTTGGTCGGACTGTATGACCAGGCAGCAGCGCTGGCAAAGCTGGACTTCAAGGGTGCCGTTGCCATCGGAAACAGGGTCGATCAGGAAGCTGCCAACAGTCGCGCTGAACTCGCGAAATTCGAGCAGCGCATCATGAACGCCAGCAAGAATGCCAAGGAATATTTCGCCTTGAGCGATGATCTCAAGAAAGCCAAGTTCGGTTCAGATGAATTCGTGCAGTCGGTCGAGCAGCTGGCCGGCATGCAAAACAGCGGCGCCATCAGCACCGAGCAGCTCAATGCCGCATTGCGCGCTGTGCAGCCAGCCGCCCAGGCCGCTGGCAAGAGTATGTCCGGCATGGGCATCGGCGCCGAGGCCGCCAAAAAAGCGGCCGAAGAAGCCAAGAAGGCTGCCGATGCGCTCAAAAAATCCTACCAGGACGCTCTTGGTGCCGGCGCCGGCCAGGCGCGCGACCTGACCGCCGAGACCGACAAGCTCAACGCGGCCGAGAAGAAGCTGGCTGACATCATGGCTGGCGACGCCTGGCCCAAGTGGACCGCCGGCCAGCGCGAGGCGGTGCGCGTGCTATTCGACCGCAACAGCGAGACCATCAAGGCGCAGGAGCTGGCCAAGGCCGAGGCCAAGTGGATGGAGGAGTCCGCCGGTGAAAACCTCAAGTTTGCCGAGTCCGCATTCGAGGCAGCCGACGCGGTCGAAAAGCAGGTACAGGAGCAGCTTCTAGCGAACCAAGCCATCGGCCTGACCGGCACCGCCCTGGCCGACCTCGAGGCGATCCGCCTGCGCGACGCCGCCGCCGAGAAAGCCCGCCAGGCCGCCATCATGGACGGCATCGACCCCGGCATTGCCGAGAGCTACCGCCGCCAGGCCTCCGCCCTGCAGGGCCTGGCGGACGCCAAGCAAACCGGCGCCGTCAAGCAGCAGCTGGCCGATGTCACCCAGGAAGCCAAGGAGGCCTGGCAGAAAACGGCCTCCCAGATTGAGCAGTCGCTGACCGACGCGCTCATGCGCGGCTTCGAGTCGGGCAAGGGCTTCGGGCAGAACCTGGTCGACACGGTCAAGAACATGTTCGGCACGCTGGTGCTGCGGCCCGTGATCCAGGCGGTCGTCAATCCGGTGGCCGGCGCGGTGACTGGGGTGCTGGGTCTGCCTGGGGCGGCATCGGCGGGGCAGAGCATGGCCGCGTTGAACGGCGTCAACAGCCTGTCGTCGCTCTACGGCGCCATGACGGGCGGCATCACGTCGTCGCTGGCTGGGGTTGCCGCCAGCGCCGGATCACTGTTCGGTAGCGGTGCCTTGACGAGCTTTGCTGCCGGCATGAAGGGCTCCACCCTGGCCGCCGGCCTGGCCGGCCCCACCACCGCCGGTGCTACCGGCGCCATGGGTGCGGGCGCTTCGCTGGCTGCCGCCATGCCGTGGATTGCCGGCGGACTGGCGCTGGCCTCGAGCTGGAGCAGCCTGTTCGGTCGCAAGCTCAAGGATCAGGGCATCGAGGGCATGTTCGGCGGCGACACCGGCTTCAGCGGCAACAGCTACCAGTTCTACAAGGGCGGCCTGTTCCGCTCCAACAAGACCAGCCGCAGCGCACTGGACCCAGAGCTCGCGGCTGGTCTGGACAGCCAGTACCGCGCCCTGCAGACGTCGGCCAGCGCGATGGCCGCGACGCTGGGCCTGGGCACCACGGCCATCAGCAGCTTCACGTCCAGCATCAAGCTGAGCTTCCAGGGCCTGACCGAAGAGCAGATCCAGGCCCAGCTGGCCGAGGAGTTCACCAAGGTCGTAGACAGCCTGGCTGCCGCCGCCCTGGGCACGGAGCGCTACACGCGCGCCGGCGAGACCGCGGTGCAGACGCTGGAGCGCCTGTCCAGCAGCCTGAGCACGGTCAACGGCACGTTCGATGTGCTGGGCCGCACGCTGTACTCGGCCAGCCTGTCGGGGGCCGACATGGCCAGCAGCCTGGTGGACCTGATGGGCGGCCTGGCCCAGTACCAGAGCACCACGACCGCCTACTACCAGGCCTACTACACCGAGGCCGAGCGCCACGCGACGGCGACGCGCCAGCTCACGGCCTCCCTGGCCGCGCTGGGTCTGAGCTTGCCCACCACCCGCGCCGCCTACCGCGCCTTGGTCGAGGCTCAGGACCTGACCACCGATGCCGGCCGTCGCACCTATGCGGCCCTGCTGGGCCTGTCGGCGCAGTTCGACAGCCTCACGCCCAAGCTCGACACGCTGGCTGGGAAGTTCGGCAGCCTGGTCGCCGGCCTGTCGGACGAAGCCACCCGGTTGATCGACAGCCAGATCCAGCTCAGCCAGGGTGCAGCCCGCACGGCGCGCGAGGCCTCCGATGCCTACCGCGCAGCGATGACGGATCTGCGCTCGGCCGCCGAGTCCATCCTGCTGCAGCGCGCCGGCGGCCTGCAGTCGGCGCGGGCCGCCTACCAGGCACAGCTGACGCGCGCCCAGGGCGGCGATGTCACGGCGATGCAGGCCCTGCCCAGCCTGGCCGATGCGCTGATCGCAGAGACCAAGAACAGCTCGCGCACCGCCGTCGAATTCGCGGTCGCGAGCGCCCAGGTCGCCAACCAGCTCGATGGCGTCGCCGCGGTGGCGGACGTGCTGGGCATCGGCGCCGACTACCAGGCCAAGCTCTATGACGTCAACACCTCGCTGCTCGAGGTCACGCGCGAGCAGCTGGCCAGCGGCAACCTGACGGTCGATCTGCTCCAGCAAATCCAGACGGCACTCGGCCGAGTCGACGGCTCGATCCAGGCCAGCGCGCAGCTGACGGTCGGCACCATGCAGACCGGCAACGGCGGCATCGTCGGGGCGCTGGTAGATAACGCGGGCAACGTCGTCGCCGGGCTGAACTCGACCACTGTGCTGCAGCTGGTCGGCATGCAGAACCAGTCCGCAGCAGCGGCGGCTCAGGCCCAGGCGCTGCAGGCGGCGACCTGGGGCGCGGCGGACTGGCAGCGCCAGGCGGCCTACGACGTCAACAACAGCCAGTGGCAGGCGACCAACATGCTCAATGGAGCAGTATCCAGCCAGACCGTGAGTCTGGGGGCGCTGAACCAGCAGCAGATCGGGCAGCTGCAAGGGCTGGGAATCACACAGTCGAAGGCGCTTGGCCTGACCGACATCGTGGCCGCTGCCACGGACGGCAGCGAGACGCTGCTCAGCGCAGTGCTCAAGCGGTTGAGCGCGCAGGACACCAGCAGTGCCGACATCGTGGGGGCACTGAACCTCGGGAATGCCGACGTTCTGAGGAAGTTGGCCGGCATTGAGTCGGCCATTAGGCAGCAGTCTGCCGACCAGGCTGCCGAGCTGCAGCGTCAGCAAAGCCTGGAAAAGGCCCAGGCGACGCTGTCGAGCTTGGCCGGCCAGCAGCAGTCGACGATCGCCTCAGTCCAGCAGGGAATCAGCAACATCTGGTCGCTGGCGAATCAATACGGACTCAGCCTGCAGCAGAGCAACGGACAGGCTGCAGCATTCGATATTGCGGGTGGCCTTTTCACCTCAGCGTATGACTGGATAGCCGGTGGCAATCCTAAGGTATGGCGCAATTTCAAAGACGCGTTTTACTCGTCTGGCGGCGTCTATGACCAGACCTACGGCCGAGCCGGCGAGCTGCAGTCTCTTGCCAGCCAGATGCAGTCTGCTCGCGACCTGGTGCGATCGCTCGGGGGTGTGCCGGGCTTCAGCGTCGGCGGCTATACCGGACCAGGCGGCATCGACGAGCCAGCGGGCATCGTGCACCGTGGAGAGGTGGTCTGGTCGCAGACTGATGTAGCGCGCGCCGGCGGCGTGCGGGCGGTCGAGTCGCTGCGCCTGGGCGGTCTGCCCGGGTTTGCTGACGGCGGTGCCGTTGGGCTGCCCGTGCTTCCGGTCGCGGTCGCCCAGTCCGACGACGGCGAGGTGCGCGCCCTGCTGCGCGAACTGGTGCAGCAGAACCGCGAGCTGACGCGCCAGGTGGCCGACCTGTCCAGCCAGGTCGACCGTATGCGCTCCGAGAACAACATCGGCAACGCCCAGATCGTCGGCGAGACCAAGAGCCAGTCGCGCATCCTGAACAAATGGGAGCAGGTCGGCATGCCGGCTGCGGCTGCCTGAGGATCGATCATGCTGAAAGTGCTCGACCCGATCCGCATCAAGGACAGCATGCTGCTGTACAGCAGCATCCCGGAGAACGACTGCCCCGAGTGGGTGCCTGGTGCCACCTATGCCGCCCAGGCGTCAGCCGCCGGCCAGCTGAGCGACTATGTCAATCTGGCGGGGGCAAACCCGTTCAATGGACTGACCGAGTGGTATTCGTCGAACGGCGTTCCCGTCGTGGTCAACGCTGCCGGCAACGGTGGCCATGGCGAGCTGCGGACAACGGCCCGGGATACGCTGGCGGGCACCAGCGGCTGGAGCCCTGGATCTGGATCGTTCGTCGTCTATCCGGGCGAGCTGTTGCACATCGCCTGCGACATCGACTCATCCGGCAGCGCGCTGGCCGGCGCCGTGGGCGTGATGGTCCTGGACGATAACGATCGGATCATCGGTTGGCTTGGAGCCGGCTACTCGCCTGGAAAGGCCTATCACCGCATTGCCGGATCGGTCACGATGCCAGGGAGCGCGGCGCGCGCTTCCATCTGGCTGCAGATTGACGGCTCCCATGGCGTTCAGCACCCGGCCGTCGGATTTTCGCGGCTCTATGTCGGCCGGACGCCGGAGACGGTTTTCGGGCCGTTCGTGATGCGCTCATCCAGGCACGAGGTCTATCAGCGGGTCGACGACGGCATCAGCCTGCTGCCCCCCGAAAGCGACCCCGATCACTGGATACGCGTGGGGCTGACGAATCGCTGGGCGATGTTCGACTCCAACGTCAACACGCGCAGCGTCGGCGGCGAAGACGGCCTGCAGGTCAGGCTCAGACCTGGCATGTGCAACGGCGTCGCGCTGCTGAACCTGGTCGACATCCGGGATATGACCATCGTCTGCCGCCACCCCTCGGCCGGCCAGCCCGACAGCGACACGACGCGGGATTACGCGCAAGGCATCACGCTGCGCACGGTGGTGGCTGGCGGCGAGGTCCAGATGATCTACCAGGTCAATCTCGAGCGCCGCAATGTCTCGGACTGGAAATCTTTTTTTGTCGAGCCGTACGAAATCCGTGCGGATGTCTTTTTTGGATTCCAGTCTCGGTCCGATGTGACGATCGAAATCAGCGTGCCAGGCGGCAATCCGCAGGTGGGTGCGTTGATCGTTGGGAATTTCGTTGAATTGGGACAGGTGCAGCTCGGAATTCGCGCAGGGGTCGATGACTACAACCGTTACGACACCAACCAGTTTGCGGAAACCTCGATCACGCAGATCGGTTTCCTGAAGACCTCTTCGTATTCCATTGTCGTGCCTCGATGGGCCATCAATCGGGCGCATAGCACGCTGACATCCGTGATGGGCCGTCAGACGGTATTCATCGCGAGCGACGATTACCAGCTGGCTCCGACCACGGTATTCGGGCGCTGCAGGAATTTTGAAATGACGCTCGATTTGCCGACCGAGGCAATTTTCACGGTAGAGACACAGGGCGTCACGCTCTGAAGAAAACAGGAGGGCCCATGGCTAACTTCACCCCATTCACAAAAATCCCCATCACTGGGACTGACGCATTTGAGTCTGATGTAGGGACTTTTTTGCAGGAGTTCCCCGAGCGCGCCGCGCAGCTGGTCGACATTGCCAACGAAGTTGTTGCTAAAGCCAACATCGTCGACGTCTCTGGAAGCGCCACACTTGCCGCGACAGCGGCCTCTCAGGCCAGCCGCTCCGCAACGCGTTCTGCCGCCAGTGAGGCCGGCGCCAAGCGTGCCGCTGAATCGGCCGCCGCTGATGCCGCCACGTCACGGCTACGAGCTCAGGATGCTGACTTGTCGGCCAACCAGTCTGCAGAAAACGCCATCGCCGCAGCAGAGCACCGGGAGGCGGCAGAAGCCGCCGCTGCCCTGGCTGATTCGGCGGGCAATGCCACTGCCGCGCAGACGGCGCGCACCGGCGCCGAGACGGCAGAGGCCAATGCCGAAGCCGCGCAAACCAAGGCCGAGGAGGCGCGCGACCTGGCCAAGAACTGGGCGACCCAGATCGGAAGCCAGGTCGTGGCCGGCCAGGGCTACAGCGCGCAGCACCATGCCACCGCTGCCGCCGCCAGCGCCCGCGATGCCGATGCCAGCAAGACCGCCGCCGCTGCGAGCGCCACCCAGGCCGCCGGCTATGCAGGCCTGATGCTGGCGGCCTCCACTTCCGACAGCGTGATCCGCCTCAACCCCAGATCGGTGACGGCCGACCTGCTGATCCCGTCCGGATTCAACGCCGGATCAGCAGGACCGCTGGTCATTGCTGATCGCGTCACCGTCACCGTGTCCAACCATTCCACCTGGAGCATCCAATGAGCACCCTGTCCGTCCGCAACATCGTGACCCCTGACGGCTCGCCCGTCAGCTTCCCCAACGGCATCCGCATTGGCACTGCCACGGCCGCCGGCAACATCAACCACATCGGCGTGCCCGGCCAGCAGGGCTTCGGCGCCGGCATCGCACCTGAGCTGCCCAGCGGCTTTGCCGAGCTGGTTGGCACCAAAGACCCGGCCAGCGATAACTATGGCAACTACGTCTACAGCGACGGCTCTGTGATGGTCTACGTCCCGGCTTTCTTCTACAAGATCGGCACCGGTGGCAATGGCCTGTCGATCAATGCGGTGGATGTCAAGCCGTTTTCTGCCTACACCAGTGTGAACGAGGCCAGCGCTGCAGGCTACGCGCTGCACCGCGCGTTTTACAACAACGGCTCGATCCGCCCCGGCGTGTTCGTCGACAAGTACCTCGCCAGCAACAACAGTGGCGTGGCCAGCTCGAAAAAGAACGGCATCGCGCTGTCGAGCGCGCAGCGCGGCTCGCTGTCGTCGGCGGTGTTTTCGGCGCTCAACGGCGCCCCGGCCAACAACTACGGCGGCGCACTGGCGGCAGCCAAAACACGCGGCTCGCGGTTCTTCTGCAACACCCGCTTCATCTTCGCTGCGCTGGCTCTGCTGTCGGTGGCGCACGGCCAGGCCTCGACCAGCACGGCGTTCAACGCCTGGTACGGCGCCAGCTCGACCAACTTCCCCAAGGGCTGCAACAACAACGCCCTGGGCGACGCCAACGACGCGGCCATTGCCTACACCTCGGACGGCAACGGCGCCTACAACTGCGGTCTGACGGGTAGCGCCAATTTTTTTGCGCGCACGACGCACAACGGCCAGGCCTGTGGCGTCGCCGACCTCAACGGCCTGCTGTGGGAGGTCAACACCGGCCTGACCAGCGACGGCACCAATTACTACCTCCTCAAGACCGCTGCCGATGCTGCCGCTATCACCGGCGGCAACACGCTGTCCACCGACGGGTGGGGCGCTACCGGCATCGCCGCGCTTTATGACAGCCTGGGTGCGACCTACGAGTCGATGGCCGCATCCAGCACGGTCAAGGCGTTTGG